AGTGAGAGTAGGTGATTTAGTTAGGTATCCCGGTTGGGATGAGGTCGGCGTGATTGTACGTGAGATCCCCGGCACCGAACGGCGTAAGGTTGTGCATTGGTCGGTGTCTGGTATGGCGAGTCATACCGAGAAAGATTTGAAGGTGGTAAGCAATGGCAGATCCTAAAGAGAAGTTTGAGGATAACAATACAGATGTTGTAGAGTTTAATGATAAGAAGGTATCATTTTATGTTGACTCTGCTTGTATTATTTGCAACGTCTGTTTATATGAAGCCCCTAACAACTTTCGCGAGAGTGATGACGCAACTCATGACCTCGTATATAAACAACCGGAAACCGAGGAAGAACTTGCTGAATGTTATGAAGCGATGGATGCCTGTCCGGTTGAAGCAATCGGCGACGATGGAGTAGAATGATGGCGAGAGTCATAAATAAAATACTTATAGTTATTGGTATAATCTGTTTATGGGAAAATAGAGAACATATTGTACCAGCGTGTATCACTGTTAAAGACACTGTAGTAGGAGCGTTTTAGTGTAACGTAGGTTATATGCACATAATATACAAGTGGTAGATGGTGGTTTATTGTGGTTTGTAGTGTTATTTTGTGTTAGCATGTGTTTATATTATGTTTTATAAATGTGTTTTGCATGCGGTGGGGCTTTATACCTATACGCACACACACTGTCAAGCACATTTATTTTGACATTCTTTTGACATGTCACACACGATGCGCGACACATGCGACAGCATGCGGACGATAATGCCCGTGTAACCTGCGTTATGCGTGGCTGTATACACTCACGTGTGATTGCATGCGACAGGGGTGCGTTAAACTATTTGTAACTTTTATTCCGAGAGGTAAACATATAACATTATGGAATCATTAAATAATATCTGTATCACTCTCATGTTACAAATGTGTCATGTAACACCGCATGTTACGTACGGTGGCTGTCACATGATGTATACACGCGAGGATACATTATATAAAATGTCTAACGATTACAGTAACTTAGTTAGCGTTCACCTTAATGGGAGAGGAATACATGCGACAGATACGCGACCGGCTGCGAGAAAAGTATCCGAGATCATATAAAATAATATCTAAATCAACAGATGTGGCGTTCCATGTAGGTTATTGGGGGATGTGTACAGTTGCATTGTATACATACATGTTACAGTATAGTGTTAGAGGATGTGCTGACAATATTGACAAATAATTGACAATCACTGTGTCTGACACTGTTTTGACGTTTATTTAACAGCTGTCAAATTGTTGTCAAACGGGGGGGCCCCCTCCCCCCTACCCCGAATGTATGTCTCGGCCAATGGCGCGCCTGCATGCTCTGGCTAAGCCCCTTCTCGATATCGCTAAGAAATTTTCTGAAATTACACGCCTAAAAATTTTCAGAGATTTAAGACATATATATTATATGGCTAGCGATAATAAAACATTGAACGACACACAATGCCGGACATACGCATGCCCCGAGTGTGGAGGGCAGATTAGATGGTCATGTGGGTATACAGGAAGGGGTTACGCACATTGTGAGAATTCAGCCATAGTCACCCGCGTATTCGAATTAGATACAATACGCACTATGAAGTTTTGCGAATGGCACGGCTATTGTGAAAGGCGCCCAGACGGTAATATGGAGATATACTATTACGGCCCTATTTAATATATGGGCAGTAAGAGGGCAGCTGACCCATTAAACGCAGTTGTGGATGCGTATAGTGGGTCGATCGATACATTTAAGCCGCCGCGTTGGGCGAGAGGGTTTAGGCGAAGCTTTAAGTTGGGTGATTTAGTAACACTTGCACCAGAATTCAGGTATTCAATTGCAATTTCCCAGCCTGACTTCGGTCGATATGTAGGTATTGTGGTTGAGGCGTACGCAAATCAAGAATATATGGTTGTGTGGACAAACCAGCCCTTAGTCCATGGTATTAAAAAGGGGATGTTCAACGGCGATCATTTGTTAAAGGTAGAAAACGCAGATAAAGCGCTAATGAATGTTAGAAGTAATAAATGAGCAGCCGTGAACCAATGCAATTTGTGATAGGCGATTTAGTTTATTATAATAGAAAGGATGAGGATAATCCGCTAGACACTGTGGGCAATCAGGCAGTGGGTATCGTTACGCGCGTGGGGCGAGCGAACGAGGTGTGGCATATCCCGGTATACGCGGTATATTGGTTAAAGGATGGAATTGTTTCAGAACACCTTGCAAATAATCTAGAACTGGTGTATAATGTATAATATGGACTATTTATTGTATGCTACTTTCTAAAGACACGGTTGTAACCCTTATTAACGAAAAGCTTTCCGCTAATGATAAGTCGGATATTCGGAAATTAATCGGTACGGAATTGGATAAGCGTATTAAACGTGAACTTAAAAAGATTCTTGCGGATGAGTTAACCACTGCTCTTAAGTCTAAAGATACAAAGGCTGATATCGGCGAAATAGCGAAAAAGGTCATCAAAAAACTGTACAAGGACCTTTCGTTCCATCACCCGTATATTATTGATCGCATTAAGGTGTAAATGAGCAACAACAACACATGCGCTAGCGTTGGTTCTTGGATTAAAGATTGTTACCGTAAAGACCGGTCACTTGGTTTTGTGTGGCAAATCGATGGTGAAACTGACATGATGTACGTGCAATATCCGAAGACCGGCAAAAGGACATGGGTCCGGTGGAAAAACAGCGGTCATTATACGGTTATTAACAAATAAATAAACTATTTATAACGATTTTAAATCGGAGATTCTTTATGAGATACGCGCTTATTCTATTTACTTTGACTGCATGTGGTATACTGGTGTCTAATGTGGGTACGGATGTGCAAGACACTGCGATTGACACAGAAAATTCTAGCGAAGAAAAAGTCGGCGAAGAAAATTCGCGAATGGCGCCAAACGCGGGGTCTGGTCAACCCACCTACACTAATTCGAATCCCGATTCCGCGGCGGATATTAGCACTCGTGCGCCAATTCCTGCAATAATCCTGCCAAATAACGTGTGTGTAATTAATACTGATCTGTCACCGGACCGGTCAATAGAAGACCATATTTTAGCCTGTATTCGTGCTCAACAAATAAGGCGCTCGATTCAAAAATAATACCCCCTATTTACTTATGTGGATATTGAACTTGAAATTGGCGATATAATCGTCGACAGTGCTTCTGGTGAGGTTGGGTTGCTTATAGATCGGTATAGTCTGTTTGACGATATATTTGACTACAGCGAGGACGGTGGGAAGAACCGAATTTTTGTTTGGGCATGGGAAATATATTGGACCGGTCCAAACCCAATCGGTGAAGCCACCGCAAATCGATATCATCCTTACACGGAAGAGGGTTTGTTTAATTTGATTAAAACCGGCACCTTCTTACTTAAAAAGCGAGGATAATGTTATGAAAGACTTGTATTCTGCTATGGAAGGTGTTATACTGGAAGTAGGAGATTTGATAGTCGATGAGACCACTGGTTTTGTCGCGTTGCTGATTTTTCGCGAAAGACGAATTGATATGATTTATGACGACATGTATTTTTGGCATGTCCGATGGGTTAAGAATATTGATCGACATGCGGAAGATCCGACAAATGTCCCATTATCAACTATATTAGAAGAAGAAGGCTTGAAGCTTTCAATTGTAGTTGGCATGCTTACACATTATTCAGCAAACGGAGGTGAACATGAGTTCTAATTGGAACGTGTATAAGTTATTCAAAAACGGTAAACGGGCAAAAGCCCCGATACATACTTTTTCTTACAGCGGTGACGACAATTCGGCCAATGATTATTTTAAAGAATTAGAAATCAAAAATTTAGTCGAAAAATACGGAGAAAAAATAAAAAAATCCGATTTTAAAATCTTGAATGCTAATAATACTCAAGAAAGAATTGAATCGACCGATGAACAAAAGTTTGAAAAATCAAAAAATAAAGTCTTAGGTCTAATCATTAAAAATAAAGATATAAAAACAAAAAGAAATATTAGCGGCGGACTTGTTTATTCAAAGGAGACAAATTGGAAGTGGCAATGGGCAGCTTTAGAAAGCGCAACTAACAATTATATTGAAGGCTTGTCTGAGTGTTTTGATACGTATGAGGATGCAATCGATTGGATGAAACAAAAAATAGATACAAACTAATTCATGAAACGCCGTCCAAAGGCGATTTAGTAAAAATAATAAATCACGAATTTACATATGATGGTGAGAATTCAAGTGTTCTATATGGCATAGTTTTGGGGACACCCTCTGAGTCTGGTCCACAAATGAAAATGTTTCATGAGGTACAAGTTTATATATTAAAAACAAACGTAGTGACTCCATTTCCTATTGGTGGCGTTCAAATTATTTCAAAAATTGATAAACAGGGCGCTACTTAGACTAGAGGGCTCTATTGGAAAATTTTGTTACAATTCTTTGTCAAACAGCTATTGGAATAAATGCGCTATTATTGGTTGCTAGCATGCCACTTGGAAGAGCCGATTTAGGTTGTTTAGCAGTAATTAATATCGCTTTGCTGAGCACTCACTTTTTGTTCAAAGAGGAGGAATAAAGAATGAAAAAAATGTTATATGGAATTATTTTTATATTATCTTTTGGAGCTAACGCACAAACAACGGTACCACAAAACAAAGAAGGTGTCAATGTTGAAGCTAATAATATCACAACTCAAATAAGTAACTCTCTAACGGCTAATGAAAGAAGAGTTAGAGAAGCATCTGTTAGGGTGGTCACACCCAATGGGCATGGGACAGGTGGGCTGATTAAATACAAGGATATGCATTTAGTCTTAACTGCAGCGCATGTGGCAGATGGGGCTTTAGGGCAGACTTATCTATTGGCTAGCGAAACAGAACAAAAATGGGGAGTCCTTGTATATAAAGATGCACTGAACGATATTGCGCTACTCTATCTGCCAGAAGAATTTACGTATGCACAGCCGATGCGCTGGAAACCACGTACAGAACTGATCGAAGTGGGTCAAACAATAACATACTCAGGATATCCCTCGTGGCACAGTCTTTTAAGTTTTAGAGGACATGTAGCTGGTTTCGAAACTCATCCAGACTCTGGACGACAAATAATATTACAAACTTACGGATGGTTTGGTTGTAGTGGCTCAGTAATTTATGACAACGACGGCAAAATTATTGGTATTTTGTGGGCAATTGATGTAGAGAGAAGACCAAACTTACAAGTTCAAGAAAACATAGTTTGGGTCTCTCCAATTCAAAATTTAGATATTGATTTGGCATTAACAGCACTGTGTGCCGGTATACCAGAATCGCCCAGAGCTTGTAGATGAATCCATCATGGAGAGAATTTTTAACAGAGAGTGGTCCAAGTATTGCTGGAATTGTTGTTTGTCTAAATGATAAACAACAATTTTTAATTATAAGACGCTCGGATATTGATGAAAGAGAAGGTCAGTGGACGATTCCGGGTGGACATATAGATGAAGAAGACGCCTCAATTGAGTCCGGTGCGGTTAGAGAATTAGATGAGGAAACCAATCTTTTATGTGATACCTCTGATCTTGTGTATCTTGGTGAACCAAAGCCTAAAAAATTCTATTTTCTAACAAAAAAGTGGTATGGTACTGTAAGTGTTGATAAAGAAAATCCAAAAACTGGGAAAATTGAGCATGATAGTTATAAGTGGGCTACCATTGAAGAGATAAAAGACATTGACAATAGTGAAATTCCGATCTATTTATTGGAGAAAGCTTTGGAAATGTCTAAAAATGAATGATCTTTATGAAAATCTCGATGAAAAAAAGCGTAAGTTGACCAAAAAACCCAGTTCAGAGAAGAATTTGGGAGATTGGTTTAAGCGCAAGGGGGCGCCCGGTAAGAAAGGCGGCTGGGTTGACTGTAATACCTGTCGCGACGGCAAGTGTAAACCTTGTGGGCGCTCCGGTGGTGAATCAAGATCAAAAAAACCAAGGTGTAGACCTACTCCAAGTGCTTGTAAAGGCTTTAAAAACGAGGAATTATATATGGATTTAGAACAAATTATTCGCGAAGAGCTAGAAACAGTTTTATCTGAGTCTCATTCTAAAAAAGAACTTGAAGAAGAGGAAGGAAAGAAAGATGCTTGTTATAATAAGGTAAAATCACGTTATAAAGTGTGGCCGAGCGCATATGCATCCGGAGCTTTAGTGAAATGTCGTAAGGTTGGCGCTGCCAATTGGGGCAATTCTAAAAAAGAATCTTTACAGATGATGATTGAGGACGAATTAGCTCAAGTTTTAGATGAAAAGAAACATAAATTCAGCGAAGGTAAGAAACTTCCACCACATTGGTTGGCGCAAGGTCTTAAAGCAGACCCTCTCTGTGATGAAAAAGTTCCTGATGGTGCCTCAATGAGAGAATATAAAAAATGTCTAGAGAGCCCTGCAGCTTACCAGAGACCGCCGCGGAGAAGTCTTGAAGAAAAAGCCAAAAAACCCTGTAAACCATCCAAAGGAAAACGCTTTGCAAAGCGTGTAGACGGTAAATGTCGCTCATTTGGACAGAAAGGGCAAGCAAAAAGCGGTGGTGATCGTATCAGACCCGGAACAGCTAAGGGTGATGCGTACTGTGCGCGGTCAGCAAAGATTAAAAAGTGCAAAAATCCCCCGTGTGCCAATGCATTGTCCCGTAAAAAGTGGAAATGTCGTGGCTCTAAATCTATGAAAGAGGCAGTCAGGAAAGTAAATGCTAAATGATGAGCAAATTTTAGCTAAAACCATAGCGTTGCTTGATGTTTTACAAGAAGAATGCTGGGACGGCTACACACAAAAGGGAATGAAGAAAAAAGGTGACAGAAATGTGCCTAATTGTGTGCCTGTTGAAGAAAAAGTACTGCGAGAAGTCACCGAAGATGAGATGAGAGTGCTGGAAGATATATTAGATGATCTAGACCCAGCAAATCTGCCTCTAAATGACCTCTTTGGTGGTAAAATGCGCGCTGTTATACCGTTTCCAACCATTGATCCATCCACAGACCTTGGAAAGTTTGCAAAATTCTTCAAAACTCAAGAGTATAATGTAGATTGGGACAAAGGCATGGTCTTTGCCGAGCGAGATGTGCGCACAGCCGATGATTTAGTCAATACTTTAATTGGTATGCAGGGAGGACAGCCCGAAAAGAAGAAAACCAAGAAGATTCAGATGAAAATTGGCAAATTATTCAAAAAAATAGCCGATTTAAGCAGAAAAAAGGACGAATTATACCAAAAAGTCTATGAGTACTTGGCTGGTATTGACTATAAAGGTCCAAATGGCAAGCCAATTACTCAATCACACCAAGTTACAGTAAAAATGCGTAACGCTGCGCTTGATGAGAAGGAAGCAGAGAATTTAGACAGAATTCACACTCAGATATATTTATACATCGTAAATCCGGGTGTTGCAGGTCCTGCTGGTTATGATTTAACCGAATTAGCAACAAAATACGCCGAATATTGGCAAAAGAACGCTGCATTCATCAAAAAAGAGATAAATAACCTCGATAATGACAAATTTTCCATTATTATCACTCGACATCCGGTAGATGTGCTCAGAATGAGTGATTTTGACAAAATTACCTCTTGCCACTCTCCGGCTAGCCGTACAAACGCCTATCAGTCCTATTATAAGTGTGCTGTAGCAGAAGCACAGGGTCACGGCGCGGTTGCTTATGTGGTGGAAACCGAAGATATTGTTAAGTGGAGTGGACGAAGCGATATGTCCATGGATGAAATTGAAGAAGAAATGCAAGATGGTGAAATATTCTATGATGATCAGCGCTATAATGCTGGTGAAATCAATCCAATATCACGGACCCGAATCCGTCACGTTAGATATTATGACACAGATGAACCGGAGCGCTGGGATGACGGACAAGACGTTGGGATGCCTGAGAAACGAGTATACGGTGCTGATATTCCCGGCTTAGTCGATAGAGTTACTGACTGGTCTCGTGATAACCAAGAAGAAGTCATCGCAAACATGCCCAAAAAAAATGATGGTGATACAATTGACTTAAATAAATTTATGATCTTTGGTGGTTCTTATGAGGATACTCAAGGCGCGGCAGGTCGTGAAGCATTAATGAGACAGCTATTAGGCTTGGAACAACGCGTTAGCGGTAATATGAAGCAGAACACAGAAACCGAAGATGATTTGGACGCAGACTTAATCGGAGACATCAGA